CGTGCAGAACGTTTTTGTTTAGCTAAGCGAGCCTGTTCTTTTTCCTCTTTAGTTTGAGGTGTTGATGTTGCCTTCGTTTTGGGCCTTGGCGGCACGGCGTTTTTGTTCAGCATACTTCCGTCTGTCTGATTTATCTGTCTTTACGCGTTTCCACAAACCCATAGGGGTTATAGAGCGCCCTGTGTACTCTGTAAGCCACCTTGCTACTTCTGGGTAGGATGATGCCTTCAAGTAGTCTAGACCCTGCTCCAGCGCCTCTAATTGCTCATTAATAGGCTCTAAGAGCTGTGGGTCATGCTTCGACCTTCTGTACCCCCAAGGTACTCTAGGTCCATTAGTTCTTTCATAACGCTCAGTTGGATTCAATTTCTGGGCTAGTGTCATCATCTTTTGCTGGTAAAATAAATACCCCAATTGGTTTATCTGAAGAAACGTTTAGTTTTTCTACTTTAGAAAGGCCAACTCTATCCAACACTTGTTGGGAAGCGGCTAGTTTTTCCCTATTGCCTACAGCTGATGGGTCATCAATAACGCCAACCATTGATAAAACGGCTTTAGGAGCGTTAGCTGCCATCTCTAATTCAGCACGTTCTATAATTTCAGTACGTAATGCCTGTATTATAGCATATGGATTAGTACTTGTCGAGTACCCCGCTAAACGCATGGCTTTAGCATAGCTACCTTTAGCTTCACCAAATAGGGCATCTAGAAAGTTATTCTGTAATTCTGTAAGTTGTTTAGGCACGAGGATTCACCTTTTTTCCTGATTTAGTTCGCGCAAATGAACGATTTGCGCTACGGGGTTTAACAGCTAACTTTTTGTTGTTCATAGGATTGCCCGTAGTATGATGTACGTCTTTTCCATCACCCTTGGTAACTTTACCCTTTTTAGCCATAATGGCTCTAGCTGCATTACGGGATGCCCACCGTTTCTTTTGTTTAGGCTTTGCATGGTACTTATCATACTCAGCCCTATAGTTACGTTTGGTCATGCCGCCATCCTTCGTTTTTGACTATTTAGGCAAAATAGCAATAGCTAAAAATAAAATACCTATAGCAGCACCGATTACAGCACCTACTATAGCAGTAGTCTTTACATTTTCCATCATTTCTTCTTGTGCAAGACGAGCCTCACGCCTAGCTTGCGCAGCAGCTTCTTTTGCTTCTTGTATTCTTTTAGCTCTTTCATTTACAATGCTTTGCCATGTATCAGGTCCGAAGCGTAAATTCACCATCATGGCAATTTCTTGCATTTTTTCTTGTGCTACTTTAGCGTCAATCATTTCTTGTGCTACAGACTTAATACCGAACTGGTCTGTTATTCCGGTCTTAGATTTTTTAGCGCGTTGTTGCTGTACCTGCTTTTCACCCTCAAAAAGATTGTCGATATACCCAGCTATATCACCAATATCATTAGCAGTACCAATTGCAGATTTAATACCATCTACTGCGCTTTTTACAAGGGCTATACCTGCAAGTGTTTCTGCAATCATAACGTGTTGGTTCCTATTTAGGTTCTGGTCTACATACTGCTGTTATAGGCAGTCTTTTGCCATCTCCTACTGGAACAGATTGTTGTCGGGACAATCTTTCAGCAAAATAAAGGCACCTGTTTATGTCGTCAAACTTTTGTGTTTTATCTATTACTTTTGCGCCTAGATACACATACAAAGCAAAAACAATCACTAGACAGCGTGGGTTGTGTTAAAAGGCACCATTATTCATTCCAATCAAGTATTTTACGGTGCTTTTTCCAAAACCAATTACCAATAAACATAAAAGGTTTACCCCCATACAAAAAAAGTAAAGCTACATATTTAATTACATTTCTTTTGATTACAGCTGTGTTAATCATTTCTTTTTTGTCATACCCCCACGCATCATTTTTTTAGCTACGCCACCGCGCATCATTTTCTTAGCGGCCATTTTAGGCATTCCGCCCCCACGCATCTTTTTGGTTGCTACGCCACCGCGCATCTTTTTAGATGCCATTTTAGTTTTGCCCTTCATTTCTCAATCTCCGTCTTTCTATTACTAATGATTCATACACTTCCGCAGGGAAGTGTTCATAGTACCCAGACTTCTCCAGACTCAATGCTGCGTCATCTAGGGTTGATAGCCTTTGTACAAATACCATGCAGTAGTTTAGGCTAGGGTCTACTACACCATCTTCGACTAAAAAGTCCAGACCGGCTTCTTCAGCGTCATAGTCTGGGTGAAACACCATCAAGTGCATATCTTTACCTGCAATTGACATGGCTTCGTTTACGCCATCGCACCACCCATCTAGGTAGTGCATATCTGGTAATACTTCATTAGCCCACACAACTATATCATAATCGTGGGACTCAAAATCGGCCACTTCTTTGGCTAGTCCATCTAGTCCAGTGTTTATACTAAATACAACTTTATCGTCTAACCACGCTTGTTTTGCGTAGGGACACGGTGGTAATCCATTAAGTTTCTCATTAGGTACTTCAAGAAAATCATGTGACCACTTCCGTACATCGGATTCTATTCTGTGCACTTTTGCTGTTTTCTTACGTTAAGCATTTGAAAATTTTCCTTCTTCCATAGCTTTAGATAATTTAATCGCACGTGTGCCAACTTGTGTAGCCCAACGTGAATCCAGCATTTCTACAGCTGCTGTAGTGTAATCGCCATCGTGTATGGCCGCCCACATCTTTTTAAATTTGCAAAGTCGGGGTACACCCATGTTAAACGCCATATCCATTACAACTAACTGGCGTACAGCATCCAAGTCTTCTATACAGCTATGAGCTCGGCATAGCTCTTCTTCAACAATCTCAATATCATTAGTGGCCAGATAAACCGCATCTTCTTCAGTTATGCCATATTCATATACGTGACCGATGCTAGGAATATCTAAATCGTCTAGCTCTTCTTGTGTAATGCCGCGGTCTTCTAGGTTTCTGCCGATACCAATAGTATCAATCCCTAGGGTATCTTTATATACATTTAGCACAATACCTTCGTGCTTTATCAGCTTTTCAATATAGTGTGTCCTATCGTATTTCATTTAGACTTACCCCATTTAATTATTTCGTCCATGGTGCGCCCACAGCCGATGCATCTAATACGTTCTTTGTCTAACACACATATACCTACACATGGACTTTTCATGTTTGGGCACCATTAATTAATTTACATTCGTATTCAATAGTGCTCCAACTTCCGTCTTTGGGTAGCTCTTCATGGAGGACTTTAAATTCTATGCACTCTTGGTTTACTTCAAACCATTGTATGGTTTGTTCTACACAACCCGTAGCTGTACAAGCTGTTAAGATTAAAGACCATAGCATCTTATTTACTTCCTATTCATCCACGCAGTAGCACCCATAAATGCTCCAACGATACCTGCGCCAGAAATGTAAAACAGATTAGATATATCAGACAAAGCTGTAACTCTATCTAAAGGTACAAAAAACATAGCGACTGTGAAAACACCCATGCTAATTAGTGTGTATCTAGCCATACGTAATTGCGCCAGGTTCTTGCGTAGTTCCGTTTCAGTTTGCCGGATTTCTTTAGCATGCTCCAGTTCTTCATCAGTAACTACCCCGTCGCCATCCATATCATACTGGTCGAACTCGCTATTTTTTTGTAACTTTTTCTGCATTATTTTTTGCCGAAGAATCTTGTCGCTGAGCGGACTCCAAAGCTTGCAGCAACAATAACGCCCAAGCTGTACTGGTACCATTCAGGCATTTGCTCCAATTGTTGAAATCCGTTTGCAACTATTTCTTCCATTCCAGGCACGAAGGCCATAACTAGGGGTATACTAAATAAAACTGTAAGCCATTCATCTTTCCAAGAGTTAGAAGACCCCTTGGCCATTTCTAAGTCCCAGTCAATCTCACCGGTAGCTTTTTTCTGCATGACGATAGCTTCTGCTTGAGCTTTAGCTACCTTAGTCTGTGCTTTGGCTTTGGTTTGTTCAACCTGTCCTGACATCCATGTGCCAGCAATTTCTGCAATTGGTCCGATTAGTAAGTTTAACACTTCCACCTCTTTCGTGCTTGACGCAAACGACTATTGGGGTCTTTTGCAGCTTTAGGAAACTTCTTCATCTGTCCAGCAGACCGAGCACAAAACGATTTACGCCGCTTTGCATCCTTACTGCCTTTTTTAACTTTGCCTGTTACGGCTGTCTTTAGTTTACTGCCGGGATTAGCGCGTCTATGCGCAGCCACACCCTTGGCAGTCATTCCGGCACCCGACTTAGTTGGGCGGTAATTCGCACCTTTACCCTTAGTGGTCTTTGGTATTGGTTTATCCTTACGTGGTGCCATTATTTAGACTTTCTTTTTGTGGTACTACGCTTCCTGCCGGAGGCAGTTACAGACCATTTTACTTTAGCTGGTCCAGTTTTCTTTGCCGCTTCCTTTTTACTGATGCGGCTGGCAACCTTAGCGGGTCTACAAGCTGGATAGGGGCGTTTTTTCTTTTCAGAACCGGAACGACCGCATTTTTTGCCTGTTTTTACGTCCCGCCAGTCCTCCTTAAACCATTTTGTTAGTCCGCCCTTTGGTTTAGCCATTACTTGTATTTTCCACCACGCTTCTTGTACGTCTTAACAAGCCATGCGTTAGCGTAAGCTGATGGGTACACCTTAAATTTCTTTTTTGCTTCGGCCTTGACACGTGAGTACAAAGCTTTATCTTTTGGAGTTGGGGCCATTAGGTATTTACTCCAGGTTTTTTAATATCGTTATATACGCATTTCCATTTTATGTCAGAATCCTGTGGAATAACGGGTATCATGCTGTGTACCATCTCATCTACACGTTCCTTACATACAGAACGTGATTCGTATGGCCCTCTAACGTCCCTTAGCTCCATACAGCCATCTGCAATAGACATAGAACAAATCATTATGAATGCTGTAAACATTGACTTAACCTTTTCTAAGGAGTATAAAAGAGATGGACGGAACCTAACGTTGTCAAGACTCCGCCCATATAGTGCCTTAGAGTGGCTATAGCGAACCCCGCAGGAATAAGTACAGCATCAGGTCTTTGAACAGTAAATTAATCTCAGCAACCAACGTTATTTAACATCCTCAACACTGGATAAATTTACAATTATTCATATTGTACCATA